GTCCATCAGGAGGAAGTTGGACATCACATTGTTCATGTGCACCACAGGACTGCGGGCAGTCTTGTTCAATTTCCAACTTGTCAGAATCTTCCGCCACAGGTTCGGGCGGTTCATGATCTGAAGCTCGTTGATGTCGCGCCACACCTCTTGCCGCACGAACTTGCCGGAGAGCGCGCCGTAGCGCTTCTTCCCGCCAGTGTCGCTGATCGTGGCGTCCGGCACCTTCACCCACTTCACCGTAGAGTCGTTCCAGTAGCGGTTGAAGTCGGCGGCCTCGATCCAGCGCTCGGCGGGCGCTCCCGTCTTCGTCCACTCCTCGTTCTCGGCGATGTCCTTGTAGAAGCGGCCCGTCGCCAGGTCGTGCGCCATCAGCATGAACGTCTTGGCGATCGTGTAGCGGGAGTCGAGGATTTCCCCCATGCTTTCCCGCTCCGGCTTCGTGTAGTCGCGCCAGAGCGTGACTTGGCGGCCGTGCATGCCGCGCACCTCCCAGGCACCGCGGTCGGTGTAGTCCTGATAGCGCGGCGGGATCGGCTGGTCGGCCGGCCAGAAGACGCGATCGACAACGCGCGGCTGGCCCCGCGGCCGCTCGTCGAGCTGCAACTCGTCCTGCTCCGGCAAGCGATCCAGCATCAGGATGCGATCTCCTTTGACGACGCGCCCCGTGGTGCCTTCCTGGTAGCCCGGCACGTCGCGCATCACCCTCGGCATCTCGACGTCCATGAACATGCCGCGGCCCTTGAGCTGGTCGCCGATGATCTTTTTGCGCTTGCGGCCCATGAACTGCCCGACCCATTTGCCGAGCACCGTCGCGTCTTCCTCGTGCTTCATGTAGACGCGATGCAGGTAGGTGCCGCGATTCCGGTCGAAGGACTCCGGCGACACCAACCCCAGGCTGACCGCTTCGGCGCCGAGATCATCGACAGCTTGGCGGATCGGCGCCGCCAGCGCCGCCATCTCGGCATCGTTGACGCGCTCGCCGGTCAGGATCGCCTGCAACACCTTCGCCTCTTCGGTGTTGACGGCGTGATCCTTGAGCGTCTTCAGGATCTCGGAGCCCTGCAGCATGACGCGGCGCTCGTCGAGGGCGCGCTTGCGGTCGCGGCTGACGTATTCGTCGGACAGGCCGTAGCGGTCGATCAGACCGGCGCGCGCGGTCTCAAGGATGGGGTTCGCCCAGGCCATGCGGCCCTCGACCCCGAACTTCGCCTCGCCGATGATGCGGCCGGCCGCCTTGGTCAGGCGAAGGCCAGGCTTCCAGCGCCCCTGCTGGTCGACGCCGCCTGCCCAATCGAAGGGCATGCGCAGGATGCGGTCGATCGGCTGGCCGCGGGAGAGCCAAGATTGCATATTGCGCTGGCGCGCGGCCGTCGTCGGCGTGCCATCAGGCATCTCGCGCCGATAGTCCGGCGCCTGCTCGAACAGGATGCCTTGCTTCGGCGCATTGGTATCGAATAGCGGGAGTTCGCTCGTGTCTTTCTGCGGACGCCTGGCCTTCGCCGGCCCTTCGGCCTTGCGCTCGATCAGCGCGCGGTCGGTGATCCGCTCGGCACCGGGGATGACTTGCTGTTCGCCTTGGCCGGTGACTTCTGTGGCTCCCGGCGCTTTCTCGCGATTGTCCGCTCCGCTTCCCTGATACTGAACTGGACCAGTGAACCGTCCTTGGGCAAGCCCCGCAGTCCCCCCAGGTATTGTTCCCACCTCGCCAGCGTGTCGAAGGGGCTCGGCGGATCGATTAAGCCTGTCCACTTCCGCTGCTTTGACATTGCCGCCTCCTATCAGTCTCGCCACCTGGGTGCGGGCTTCCTGCACGGCAGCAGCGACCGCTTTCTGAAAATGGTCCGCCTGATCGAGAAAGGCAAGATCGACGTTCGTCGAGAATCGGATGAGGCCGCCGCGGTCGAGCGCGTGCATGAGGATCAATTGATGCGCGCCCGGCGCGTCCTCGACGGTCAGGCGCCCGGCCCAGACTGCTGGCCGCAAGACCTTGTAGATTCTCTCGTTGACCGCCGCCGACATGGCCGCGATGCGCTGTTTTCTCGGCTCGATGGCGCTGACAACCCATTTCCCGCTGCTGAGCCCCATGGCCTTCCTGGCAGCATCCGTGAGTGCGGCCCGGTAGGAGTTGCCATCATGTCCATGTGCCCAAATCGCCGTCATGCCGGGATACCCCAGCTGGGCGATGTCCTGCGTGCTCAGGGTGGTGTTGTCGGGGTGGTTGTGGTGGATCACGACCTGTCGGTCGCCGTTGAGCAGAGCGTCGTCCAGGGTGCTGGAGAAATTGATGAAATCCGCGCCACCAGCGAGTGCCGCGGTGGTCTTCCCATTGGCATCGATGCCGACCAGAAATTCCCGGTTGGTCGCCATGCCACGTTCGCGCACGAACGCCCGCGCCTCCTGGCCGGTCGGTTCGCGGTCGCCAAGGAATGACTGCCATGCCGCTGTCTCATCGGATGTGTCTGGGCCGAGTGACGACCCCGGCTGACCGAGTCCGCCGAGGAGCTTCATTCCGGCGATCAGATCGCCAACGGCACTTTCGGCTCGGTAGCGCGCCTCATCGGCGGCTCTCTCGGTCGCCTGCTTCTCCTGGTATTCGACCTCGGCACCGACATCTTTGGCCGCGACTTGGCGTTTGCCCCCGAACTCGGAGGTAATCGCGTCCAGCAGATCGTTGATGCTCGTCGTCTGATGGGCGTGGCTCGGCCTGATGTAGCCCGCCTCCTCCGCCATTTCGCGCATGCGGTCGTAGTCGTAGCCGGTGCGGTTGTTGATGATGCCGGGGCGTTGTAGGCGGGCATCCATGGCCGCCAGTTCGCCGGTATCGTCCTTGATCCCGCCCTTTCGTACGATGAAGGACAGCAGGCTCTCCGGCTTCTTCACCTTGCCGGGATCGACGTAGCCCAGCGGCCGCTTCGTATTGCCGCTGGTCACCCAATCCTTGAACTCGGGCACGGTCATCGTCTTGATGGCGCCGACGCGTTGCGGACCCGAGCCATCGGAGAACGCCGCATCATAGGTCGCCATCGCGTGATCGACCGATGAGAAGCCTATGAACGATTTGTGTTCATCGAACTTTCGCGTGCGCGGATTGATCTGGTCGACCACGTAGACGTGTGGCGCCTCTGCATGGTCGCCGAGATAGACGTCGACTTGGTCGCCGTCCTTGCCCTCCGTGCCCTTCACGTAGCCATAGGCGGCCGGCATTTTGACCTCCCACGGCTGCGCGGCGCCGGGCTTCGATCGTCGAATGCCGCCCTTTTCGGTCTCGATGGCGATCGGCAGACCTTCCCAGGTCAGGTGGCGCTTCTGATAGTTGCCGGCTTCGGCTTGCGCCGGCGTCGGTTGCGCAGCCGGCGCCGCGAGCGTGCCCTTGAAGTCCATGCGCGACCGGGCATCCGCGATACGCCCGTCGAGGACGGCAATGTGAGCAGTGTATCTTCTCCCTAAATTGTTCTGCTTCAGTATTTCGCGCTTGCGGATGTCCTCAAGGAGCGGCTGGCTGCGCTCCTGTAGGTCAACAACACGCCGGTTCAGATCGGCAATCTGTTGCCCAAATCTTCCCCCGACGTTGTTGGCCTCGAGGCGCTGCTTCTCCTTAACCAGCTCGCGCAGGTGGCCGTTGATCTGGCGGGCTTCGGGTTGGGCGCGGTGCTCGCGTAGAAGTTCGGCGAAAGACGGGCTGGCGGGCTGCGCCGGAGTCGCGGGTTGCGAAGCGGATGCCGGAACGGTCGTCGGAGCGCTCGGGGAGATGGCCGCTCCTGGGCCTCCCGGTGGGCTTGGCGGGGCGGGTTCGGTTGGGCCTGGCGGAGTTGCTCCGATCACCGCCTCGGCCGGTTGTGCACCGGCAGGAGCGCCAGCCGCAACATCGGCGCCCGGTTGCGCAACGGCGTGCTGCTTCCCCGGTAGGACGAGACCGGTCAGGGTCTCCATGAGCGCGCCGACCGTGAACCCGGCGGCCGCGTTCGGGCCGGCGCCCGTGAACAGCCCGCGTTTCCGGTCATAGAGGTCTTGCGCAATCGCGTTTTGAGCGACTTGCTGATAGAGTTCCTGCAGCCCTTCCTCGGTGCCTTGCTTGACGGTGCGGATGACCAAATCGCGGAGCTTGCCGCCGCCAAGCTTGTCGAGCCGGTCGAGCCAATGGCCGATGGGAACCGCTTCTGACGCGCCCGAGGGGATGCTCTGATAGGCGGCATTGATGGCGGTCTTGATCGACGCGCCTTTGCTCAGAGCATCCTGGAACTGCTGTGGCGCAGTGGAGGTAACGCCGAGCGCGGCCACTGCCGGTGTCTCCGGGATGCGTCCCGCGCGCGCCGCCAGCGCCGTGGCGGCAAAGCCAACCGTCGAGCCGATGCCTTGCGGCAGGACGTCGGCCAGAAACTCACCCTGATAGGCCGGATCGGTCGGCAGGATCTTCTTGGTGGCGTCGGCGATGGCTTCGCCGGCCTTGTAGAACGAACTTTCGCGGGGATCGGTGACCTGCTTTTCGGCATCCGCTCGCATGGCGGCGCGCTTCGCCGCATCGGCTTGCTGATATAGCCAGGCATTGCCGCCGTTCGCGGCATCGGCAAGATCGGGCTCCTCGCCGCGATCGATCTGATCGAAAGCCGTCAACAACCGATTCGTCGCCGCGGATCGGCTGATCGCCATCGATTCGGGAACGCCGGCGATGGTTGAAACGAGCCCCTGCGCCGCGGAGCCGGCAGCGGATCGAGCCCGCGATATGGTGGGCGTCGCCGTCGTGCCGGCCGCAGCCGCCAGCCCGATCTTGACCGGCAACTTGACCTTGCCGCTCAGCACGTCTTTGACGGCGCGCTGAATGATCTCCGGCTTCGTGCCGTCGGGGAATTGGAGCACCCGACCATCGGCAAGCCGCGCCTTGACGCTCACTGGATCAGCTCGCCGTTGTCGTCGTAATTGTAGATCGTATCCTGGTTGTCCGTTCCGTCGGCATTGTCGGTCTCGCTCCCCGCCTCGCCGCCGAGCGCCCCGTAGAGTTTCCGGCCTTCATCGAGCGCCTTAGTGTAATCGTCGCCAGTGCCGAACTGACCGACCTTGCCGCGGGCGTAGCCCTGCGCGAGCCGTTCGATCGCCGCCTTATTGTCGGTGCTGGCACCGTGAGCCATGCGCACAGCGTCGGAGTAGGCGATCTTCTTCCCGCTCGCCTTCGCGTCGGCGAGGATATTCGAGATGATGAGCGCGGTAGCGTTGCCGGCGCCGCCGGCACCAGCGCGAGCGTTGAGCGACTTGGTGCGATCGACATAGGCGGTCGTGCGCGCCTTGCTATCCTCGGCCTGCGACGCGCGATAGGCGGCCAACCCTTCGGCGCTCGTCGCCTGATTGGCCTCGGTCGCTTGGTTGTGGCGAGAGGCCTCGGTGTCGCGGTCAATCTCGCGCTGGATCTTCTCCGCCTCGGTCGCGTTGGCCGAGTCCTGGCGCTTCTGGTCGATATAGGAAGAAAGGCCCGCGATGCCGGCTTCGCCGATCGCGCCGAGCATGCTCGGATTCCGGCTGGCTGCCATCGACAATCCCATCACCATCAGCGGCATGGCCCACGATGGCGCATCCTTCGCGTCTGCGCTGGCACCACCAGCCTGCTTCACGATCGATTGCGCATCGGCATCGGCGATGCCACGGCCGCCACCCGTCATGATGCCGCGCCGCCCGGCACCGGCATCGCCGTAGTCGTAGCTGGAGATGCCCTGATCCTCCATCGGCGGGCCGCCGTTGTGGCCGATCGTCGGCTTGCGCGCCGGTAGCGGGAAGCGCGGGCCAGTATCCGTCGCAGACGGCCCCGGCATCGAGGCGCTGGCAATGCCACCATCCAACGGCGGCTCGCCGCGGAAGCGCTGCCCAGGCTGCCCGCGCATGCGCGTCGAGGCGGTGTAGTCGGGCAGCGAGTCGTCGTGGCCGCCGCCGGCGTCCGCAGCCATGGTATCGCGGCCACCCCGCCAGTCCGGCACCCAATCGGGAATCTTGACGCCCGGCAGCCCGGCGATGCCCAGATCGGAGAGATCGGCGGCTCGCGATGGACGCGAAGGGAAATCCCCGGCTCCGGAATAATGAGGTTCGCCAGAACTGCTGTCACTAAGGCGACCATTGTAGAACTCGGCACCCGATTGTCCTGGCTCGCTGAACCGCTTGAGCGGCGGAACCCCGGCGATGCCGAGATCCGGAAGCCCCAGCGGGCGAGAACCGTTCGATATCGTTGGCGCGATGCCTCTTCGCCCCGTCGTGAGCCGACGCACATACTCGTCGTAGGCGTCCGCATTGCCGGCGTCGACCATGCGGCCGAGGTCTTCGTTGGAGAGGCCGGCATAGACGTCGACCGTGCCGCCCGGAGCGTAGCTTGCGATTCCACCGCTGGCGTAACCGCGCACCCGTCCACCCCGCGCCATGCGCTTGGACGACCGGCGGTTGTAGCTGACGATGCCGCCGCGCCGGAACAGCCACCCGTTCGAACCGAACGCGCCCGACTGTCCGAGGCCGGCGATGCCGGCGATGCCGAGGCCGGCGGCTTGCGTCCACGGGTTGGCGCCCGACGCGGTCTGCGTCTGCGTCGTGTCATACGGCGTTCCCCGATAGATCGAACTGAGGTATTGCGCCTGCTCGGCGGGGTAGCCGCGCTGCGCCAGGAAGTCCGAGTACGCGGTATCGAGGCCCCGCTGCTCTTGCCCCTGCTGCGCTGCGCCAGCGCCATATTGCGCCTGGGCGCCGGTCAGGCCGTACTGCTGTTCGGCACCGCCGATCCCTACATACTGGCCCGCCGCAGCGGCAGCGCGGCCCGCATCGTTCTGGCGAGCGGCCAGCGCCCGGTTCTGCTCGGTGTTGAATTGCCCCTGCGCGAGGTTCTGCGCCTGGCTATAGCCCTGCGATCGCAACTGCCCGATCGTGCGCGCTGTGGCGTCCGATTGGTCGCGCCACTGTTCCGAGCGCTCAAGCGTGGCCCGGTCCGACGGTCCGTAGCTGCCGATGCCGCCGCCGACGCCAGCGCGCGCGTCGAGATCGCGGCGCGCGATCTCGCCCTGGCGGTTGATGTCGGCGAGGGTCGCGTCGACGACCTGTTGCTGGTAGGGGTCGTCATACGCCTTGTAGGAGTTCGGGTCGTACGAGCCGATCGTTCCTTCGAGCGGCATCGCCGAGATGCCGGCCTGCTCCCGCGCCTTGTCGAGATCGGATTGGAAGGCGCCGGATGCATCGCGGATGCCCTGGAAGCTCGCGATCTGGTCTGGCGTGAATTCGGCAACGCGTTGCCCCCCATAGGGCGTGTACGGCAGGTTGGAGACGTCCTCGCCCCGCTGCAGTAGGCCCTTGTACCTGTCCTCCAACCAAGACGGCAACTTCGTGGTGGTCGTGGAGGTCTGATCGCCGCCGCCGCAACAGCTGCTCATCGTCCGGCCCCTCCTACGAAGATCTGCCCCACCAGCCGGTTATGGCGGGCGAAGAAATCGCATTTGCGCAGGGTATCCTCCTTGGTGACCACGCTCAGGTAGACGGGCACGCCGAGCCTCTGGCCGATCGCGTTCACGGTCTTCATGAGGCGCACCGCGTGCGAAGAGCAGCGATGGTTGGAGTGGATGAAGAAGAAGTTTTCGCCGAGGTGGTCGTCGTCGCTGTACCAGAGCTTCGCGAAGAACAGGCCACAGGCACCGACGACGCGCCCACGGTCCACCGCCAGCACGACCATGCCCTCGCCGATCAACTTCTCGACGCGCGCCCGCACCTTGGCCTCGTTCAGGCTGGCCATCCCGATCTCGGCATGCATCAGCCGCAGCAGGGACATGATGGCGTCGGCGTCGTTCGCAGTTGCGAGACGAACCCCTTGTCCCTTCTTCGGGCGGTCCCCATCATTGAGAGAACCTGCTGCGTCCGCGTGATGGAGAGAATCGTGTCCATTAAGCATGTCGTGCTCTTGATCTCCTTGGTCGTTCTGTTGGTGGCGTGTGCATCGCGAGAGGAGCGGCAGGCCCGTGTCGCCACCGAGGATCGCAATACCTGCCTGTCGTGGGGCACTTCGATCGGCAGCGCGGCTTATGTCGAGTGTCGCCGGACGCTGGTCGACAATCGCGCGCGCACGGACGCCCAGAACCGCGCCGCCTGGGCTGGCGTCACCAATCTCGGCGTCGGCATCTACAATTCGGCCCAGCCGCCTGCCGTCTACGCACCGCCAGCGCCGCGCACCTACGACACGAACTGCTACAACTATGGCACCGACGTGCAGTGCCGGACGACCGGCTATTGAACGGGAGTGGCGACCGAAGTCGCCACTCCCCCTTGCTTTGCAAAACCGGGCCGGGCCATACAACGCATAGCCTCGCCCCGCTCCGCCGAGGCACGCTCTGCTTTTAAGCGGCTTTCCTTAGCGTCTCCGCGACTTCAGCCCACTGTTTCACAATGAACCGGCCGAACGGTCCCTTGCGGGCGGGTCGATAGTCACCGAGGCCGATCTTCTTCCCGGCGTCGTCGACAAGTGCGCGGACCAAATTCGGACCGAACACCGTCGTGTCAACATCGAGCGTGAACGTCAGCGACCACTTATCGACACGCGGCCGGTGGCACATGATGCGCCCGCCAGTCGACGGGATGACGACGGAACGGCTGTCGACCTCCCACTGATCGGTGTTGAGTGAGCAGACCAGTTCGTCGATTTGGATGCCAGCCGGGACAAGGCTCGTCTTCATCGTCGTAATCTTACTCTTGCCAGCCTTGTGGAATGTGCCGGCCGCAATCAGCGCGGCGAAGATGTTGGGGCCGGGAACGTACAGCTCGCCCTTGTCGTCGGCGTAGCACTTCGGCGTTGCCTGTTCACGCGGCGTGCCTTTCGAGCCGCGGAGAGTGACGGACGTTCCGCCTGAGACGGCGACCTCGTTCGCTTCGGTAAAGCGGTTCATCAGCAGCGGGCTGATGCCTTCGATAGTGACTTTGATCTTCATGACGGTTCCTCGCTAAGGTTTGCGGTGCAAGGCGACGCAGCGCATTGCCCCACCCAACATTGCCTCGTCCCTGCCCCGCTTCGCTCGACCGCACAGGACCGAACATGGCATCGCTAGACACTGCAATGTTTACAAACGCAACCCTAGCGTATACATTCAGAACCATCAAGGACAAAATAACCGAGGGGGATACTATCTTGCCCGTAACGTCAGTTGCCGCCTACCCTGCGGCCATGATTACTCCAGGTCAGATCCGTGCTGCTCGCGCCCTACTCGGCTGGAAACAGACCGACCTCGCCAAGGCGTCCGACGTGTCAGAGATCAGCATCAAGAATGTCGAGCGCGGCGCGACCGACGCGCGTGGCAGCACGCTCGCGAAAATCCAGGGCGCTATCGAAGCGGCTGGCGTCGAGATCATCCCGCAGAACGGCGCCAGTATCAGCGGCGGCCCAGGCGTGCGACTGCGGCGCTCCTTGTAGTCATCGCCTCGGTGGCGGCAAATTCTTTAACTTGCGTACCGTATCTGCGCGAATCTGTTTCACGAGCGCATCTAATTTATTGGCTCCATGGCGATGACTGCCGCCGCCATGAGCGGCCACAGCGTGAGGCGGGATTGCGAATTCTCCGCCGCTGACTCTGATCGGTACGCGGCCGCCACGGGCCATGCCCGGCATCGGCGCTCCCTGCCCTGGCTGCGCGCCGGTACGCTGCAACATTGCTTGTACCGCCTTGTCGAGGATCGCCCTCCCAGCGTCGGTGTTGCCCTCGCCGACCGCTGAGACGACGTCGGCTGGCACGATGTAGGTGCCCTCCTCCGCCTCGGTCTCGATCGCATCCGAGCGCCCCGGCGTTGCCGACCGAATGCCGCCGGCGATGCCCCCATCGGCGAACCCGACGCGGCCGCCGCGCGCGCGTGCCGTTCCGTAACCGGGCCCGCCGGTCGCATTGCCGGAGCCGATGCCACCGCCCGCGCGCGCCCCGCCGTTGCCGCCGCCACCGTTGCCGCGAGCTGCCGCGCGCGCCGCGGAGCCAGGATTCCCGTGCATGCCGGCAAAGGGATCGGCATCGCGGAACGATTGCCGGTCCGCTTGGTTGTTCTCGGCCTCGCCGCGTGTCATGCGGCCCTGCTTCACCGCGTCGATGAGATCGGGATCATAGCTCGAATAACCAGGGATATCCTGCCATCCGCCGAGGTTGATGCCCGTCGCGTGGCCGAGCGCCATCTTCGCGGTCGCGCTGAGCGGATTCGTGACGCCCATCGCGTTGCCGATCGCCGCCATGAGACCGGCCCCGGTGAATGGCGCGCGGCCGCGTCTCATCATCTCGACGTCCCGTCCGCGGATGCCGTAGGCACCGCCTCCAAACTCGCCGCCGCTGTCCCTCTCGGGCCGCATCGGCGGCTGCCACGCTGCTATGCCGGCCGGACGCGGCGTCGGAGTCGGCACGTCGCCTGACGCCCCCGGCAGCGTCGACGCGGCGGTGTCCCATAGGAAGAATTGATGCTCGGGCCCGCTGGCATAATCGCCGATGCCGCCCTCGATCGGGGCATAGGTCCTATTCATCCGATGATGCTCCGTTGTTTCAGGTCGCCGACCAGCGTGCCCAGCTGCTCGCGCACCTGCGCCGCCGTGTCAGCCGACGAGTCGAGAGTGCGGTTCGGCGTAGGATTGGTGACGGTCCAACCGACGCCGGCCTGCGTCGAGAGTTGATCCAGGGCACTCTCCACCGTCCGAACGAGATCGCGTGCCCAGCCTTCAAGCGCCTGGACGTAGTTCCGCAGATCGACGTCGTTCTTGACGAACCGGCTCTGCGGCGGTTCCGGCAACCGGACGCTCATGCCCGACCGTCCCGCGCCACCAATATCCGCGGCTTACCCATACGCCAGCTCATTCCCGCCGTGCTGCCTTCGAACCGCAGCGCCGCTTGGCGCCCGCGGCCGCTCAGCGTGACGACCTTGTCGGTCGGCGAGATCGCAACCGGCCCGATGATGGTCCGATCGCCCTCGGGGGCGTCACGCAGCAGCAGCGAGACATCGACGCTGCCGCCGTTCTCCATCTTGAAGTTCGGATAGAAGTCGTCGGTGTACATGAAATAGTCGGACTCATCGAGATCGAAATCTCCGGTCTCGACGAACCATTCCATCGGAGCGCCGTCATCGTCATGACCGAACTCATGGTAGTACATCTTGCCGTTCGACGTGTGCGTTGCCAGCGGGAACCCGAAGACGTCGCCGCTGTCCCAGGCTGTGCGCGGCAGGTTGCCGTGAGACCACAGGTTCTCCACGAAGTTGTAGGAGACGAAGTGGGCGTTCTCGACATCGTGCCCGTGCGGGAAGAACCACATGATCGAATCTGTCCGCGCGTTGAGTCCAGAGAAAATCTTCGCCTTCTGCAACAGATTGAGATCCTCGAAGACTTCGTCCCAGACCGTGCAGGCGATGATCTCGGGCGCACCGCCGCGGTAGACGTAGAACTGCTTGTTGTTGCCCATCCACCAAGCGACACCGTTGTGCACGACGGCGGCATTGGGACCGATCAGACCGCAGCCGGAGCCTAACTTGTCGAAGCGGAAGACGTAGGGCGGTCCGGTGAAGCGCATCGCATGCAGCGCGGTGTCGGTCCAAATCAACGTTTCGCGTGCCGAGGTCTCGCCGGAGACGATCTCGGAGCCGTCGCTGAGGCGCCATGACCCGGCGGCATTGGTCGCCGTCGCCGTCCAGTCGACGAAGTCCTCGGCGTCCGACCAGCGCACGAGCATCGGGTCCTGGACGCCGCCGACGTCGCCGCCCAACGAGACGACGTGCCGCTCCGGGGTGCTGATCAGCATCCAGTTGTTGATGGTCGGCGCGTTGGTCAGCACGACCGCGCGCGGGCCCACGCCGGCGCTGGCGTCCCAGGTGTAGATCTTGCCCTTGCGGACGCAGGCGATCAGATCCTCGCCGAGGAGATCGAAGGCCCACAGCCGCGGGTCGAGGACGGTTGACGAGACGCTACGCGGCGTGCCCCATGTGCCGCTACCCCAAGTGCCGGCACCCCAGCCAAAACCGGGATTGGCGTCACAGGTGCCGATCGGCAGCAGATAGCTGTAGGCCACCGCAGCGCCACCGCCGGAGCCGCTGGCATTGGCGACCGTCAACGCGACGACCGTGAAGTCATCGACGCCGACCACCGTTGCGACGACGAACTCACCATTCATCGTCACGTTGTTGAAGGTCGCCGCACCCGACCAGATGACGTGGTCGCCGACGCTACGACCATGCGCGACATGGTGCACCGTCACGATGTTCGAGAGGTTGACGGTCGTGAACGGGTTATTGGCCTCGGTACCCGAGATGTCGACCGGCGTGATGTCGTAGTAGAGGCCGCCCTGGAAGATCTGCAGCCGGGTATCGGCGCCGAGCGCGGCGTTCTTCTGGCCCGCGATCTGTGCCCACGACAGCAGCGCTCGGCAGCAACCGGAGAAGGTCTGCCCCATCGCAACGTTGGACCAACCCCCCATCTTCTCGGCGAGTCCGTCGCGGAAGATGACGTTGGCGGCATCCGAGAACCCCCCTTCGTTCAGGAGGGCGGTGAATTGCTTGTTGATGCCCGGCCGGAAAGTCAGCGGGGTGAGAGGCATCTAGGCTTTCTTGGGCTTTGGTGGAAACCAGCAGGCGACGGCTTGCCAGCACGGCACGCCGTCAGCCTCGCGCTTGCGGTCACGCTCCATGCTGACGTGGTCTGGCGCGCGACCCTGCCAGGGCTGGATGGTCGGCGCCTTCACCTCGGCGATGGCCTGGTCACGATCCATCCAGTCGGATCGGATGCTGTGCACGATCGTCGACATCACGTCACCTTTCTCCGCCCCAACACCGTCACCTTGCCGGTCGCGATATTACCGGCCGACATCCGAAATTGGATTCCCTTGATCGCCGCTGCCGTCAGCCGCCGGCCGGTGCCGGTACCGGTGTTCAGGCGCGACGTGCTGGACTGAATCCCAAAAGCCCACGTCAGGAATCCAAAGGCGGCGGCCTGCGGTGCGTTGTGGACCAACAGCCTGAAACTCATGGTCTCATTCGCGGCATTGCCGAGAGTATCGCCGGCGTTGACCTGCATCGACGTGGCGCTCGCGCTGTTCGCCTGGGTTGCGCCCGCCGAAGTTTCCTCAAAGGTCTGGTAGGCGTAACTACCAGCACCGGAATCAAAAGTAGTGCCGTCCTGCGCCGTTCGCACCAACAGATCGACGGTGTCGCTCGCTGGCGCGATCATGGAGCCGATGAACTCGAAGTCTTCGAAATCCGTCGTGAACGCCGAAAAATCGAAGCTGAGATTTGCGCTGGCCGCCGCCGTCAATTCAGCTAGCGGCACCCAGCCACCGATCTCGCCGATGCGCCCCTTGCGCACAGCGCCAGCCGTGATGTCGTAGATCGGAACAAAGCCGCCGCTGGCCGGATTGTCGACGAGGGTCAGGGCGTTGACGTCGGCCAGGACCGCTACGCCGCCGACGAATAGGGCGATGAAGTTGCCGCTGCCGGCGCCTTTGTCGCCGCCCGTGACGCCGGGCGCGTATTGCCCCTGGCCGTAGCGGATGACCTCGTTGTCGCCACCGGCCACCTTCGACCAGATCGCAACTTCCGAGTCTTCGCTGGCGTTCGTCGGGTCCAGCAGCTTGACGAGCAACTTAGCGCCAGTGCGCTTGATAGCGGCGGAACTGCGGGCCGACCAGATGATCGAGACCAGGAGATCGCCGGCCGCCGGTGAGGCGCTATCGCGGAACAGATCGAGAGCGGGGAACTCCGCCGCGCCGGCGTCCGTGCTCACGGCCTGCAAAGGCGTGGTCAGATCGCTGCGCGTGAAGGTCTCGGTGCCAGTGAAAGCGTTCGGATTGCCGGCCAGCGTGGCGACACCGGTCGGAGCGATCAGGGCAGTTCCGTCCGCGCGCGTGTAATTGTGGATGCGGTGCGTCGCCGTCGTGTCGGCGATGACCTCGTAGGTGTCGTCGACCTGCGTCGTGATGTTGGCGCCGCCCGGGCAAATCAGGTTGGCGCCGTTGGTGATCGTCAGGATGCCGGAGTGCCGCACTTTCCGGCGCGCGCCCGCTCGGGGTGCGGTCCCGAAGCTCGTGATTCCGGTTACGCCGGTGACGACCGAATAGTTGCCATCGGTCGCCCAGATGTTCGTGGTCGCGGCCGAGGCGATGTCGGCGCCCTTGCTTTCGTCCATTGAGCCGAGGATCGCGAGCTGGGTGACGGCGCTGAGGTCCTCGACGACGTTCACGCCGTCGCACCGCAGGAGCATTTTCCTTCCCTGCGGGACCAGAATGCCGGAGCCGGCGGCGGTCTTGATGGTGCGCGTGAAGGCACCGGTCGTGTTGTTGAAGACAGCGAAACGGCGTACCGAGGTCGGGACGATCACATTTGCATTGCCGGTGACGACGCCCGTCAGCTCGTAGGCCGCGTGCTGCGACTCGTTTAGCGAACCATCGGTATTGGTCAGCGTAGTGTCGCCGGCGCCGGCAACGGACTTCACCAGCGTTCCGCAGATCGCGCGCTCAAGGATGGCGAAATTTGTGTCGCAGCGGTCGCCCCACGTCGCCGAATTTTCGCCGTTGGTTTGATCGGTCAGGCGGAGGCTCGTCGTGTACACATCTGGCATGGTCAGGCGCCCCAGAGATACTTGAAGTAGCGCTCGTTCTGGATGGCGTCGATGGATTGGGTCGTGACGCCGTGTTCGGCAGCGATCTCTTTGCGAGGCCGTTTATCGTCGTGGATGGCGCGAGCCTGCTCGTCGGTAAGTTTGGCACAGTACGGTTTGTTTCGCCGCCTGAACTTCGGCGCGATCAGCCCCTCAGTCGCCTCGCGCCAAGTCAGTCTACGGCGGATATGACTAACGGTCCCGTGGTCGATTCCAAGTTCCCTTGCGATCTCGCGACCAGGACGCTGGTCAATGAAGACCATCTTCGCTTGTGCCTGCGTGAGCTTCGCAGCTTCCGGCCGGGGCTTGCCTCGCGACTGCGCAGCCGAAGCCGCAACACCTTTGTGCCAAATTCCAGCAATATTGCGACGGCTGGATGCTTGTCGCCTTTCGGTCCACCGCTTCCCCTGCCCCACCCTGATCGGTGCATAGATTCCGTTCAGGTGCGCCCAGCTATCGCCGCGCCGCGCATCCCGGACCGTGTCGCGCTTGGCCGCGACGCCGAATTCAGCCTCCACCATCTCGACCATTTCGCGATTGACGATGTGAGCCTTGGCCGGGTCGCGGATGAACTCGACGATGTCGTTCGTCAGCAACGCTCGGTATTGATCCTCGCCACGCCGCAGCAGATGCTCGGCACCGTCTCCGCCAAGCGTGCAGTTGTAGCCACCACTCTTGACGTGCGTTCCATGGGCGCAAATCAGGCCACGCTCGACGGTCAGCAGTTCGTCGATGCTCGTCGCTTCGTACAGCGTGGCGATCGTGAAGGCATCAACGCCGCACTTCCGCATGTCGCGATAGAGCGGGAGCGGGTTGCCGTTGTTCGCATCGAAGACGTGACAGGTCCACCGCCGACGCAGCCCGACCGTGCTGATCCCGATGTACGTCCTACCGTTGCGGCTGTTCACGATCTTGTAGACGATCATCCTGAATTTATACCTCATTCTCACGAAGCGCAAAATGGAAGTGGGGTCTCGCTGTCGTCCCAATCGTTTTCGGCCGCCGTCACGTCCGCGTAGACGTTCGGCGCTTCGCTTGGGGCGGTGAAGTCGTTGATCGCGGGAGCTACATCGGCGAAGGCCGACGTCGCGATGTCGTTGTCAACCCATACCGAGAGCGCGGCGGCGACGACCATCCATGGCGGCTGGCAGTCGAGCGCCGCGGCTTTCGATCGCCAGAAGGTGAGGATCATTCACTGACCTACGCCCATGAAAGCATGCTGCCGCGCGCCTCCTCGCGCCGCGCCCAGCGCTCATCGGCATTCGCGAATTCGATCCCGGATGTCGCCTCGAACTCGTAATCCCACGCGTACCAGATCCGGCATTCGCCGCGGGCGCCCTTGCCGCCGGCCCCGCCGACGCTGGTGCCGCCGGCCCCGCCGCCGCCGCCGCCGCCTGGCGCGCCGCCATCGCCGCCCGCCCCGCCGGTGCCGCTGTCTTGTCCGCCGCCGCCGCCGCCGCCCGAACCGCCGCGGCCTCCGGTGCCGGCCGCGCCGACGCCGCCGGCGCCGCCGTTGACGGCGCCCAATGTCCCACCGCCGCCGCTGGCCGATGACATGGCAGGCGAAACGAGGCCGCCGGCCGCCCCCGCGGTCTCGACGTTGCCCGTCGTGACCCCGCCGCCGCCGCCGCCGGCGCCGCTGCCCCACAGCGAGCGCCCGCCGGCCGTGGCGACCTGCGCCACGCTGACGCCGCCGCCGCTGCCACCGCCATACTCGGCGGCCAGGCCGACGTTGTTGGCGCCGCTGACGGGGGCGCCGGCGCCGCCGGATTGATGGCTGGTGGTGGCCGTGACTTGGGGGCCGGGCAGGCCGCCGGCCAAGCCGGTGATGCCGCCCTGCTGGCCGGCCTGTCCGGTGCCGGCGCCACTGCCGCCGGCCTCGGCCACCGCGGTAATGCGGCCGAAGGCGCCGCCGCCGCCGGCGTATCCGGTCAGCAGCGCGCCGAACGTCGTGTCGGTCCCGTTGGCGCCGACCGTGCCGACCGCGCTGGAACCGCCGGCCGCCGCCGTCGTCTGCGTGGCGACCGTCACCGTTATCGAGGCGCCGCCGGCGCCGACGGCGGACGCCAGGAATTCGCCATCGGCCCGCGAGGCCGCGCCGCCGCCGCCGCCGCCGTTGCGGTTGAGCCCTGCCGAGGTGCCGCCGCCGCCGCCGCCGCCGCCGCCGCCGCCCCAGCATTGCACGTAGATGCGTTGGATTTTCGTCGGCACGATGAAGGTGCCATCGGCCGTGAAGGCGACATAGCCGCCATTGATCAGTTCGGTGAACCAGGCCGAACCGTCGGTGTATATCAGCCGGGTCTCGCCTTGGTACATCGTGATCGTCGTCAGGCCGTCGATGGTCTCGGCGCCGTTGGGATCGACGGTGACGACGCCGGTGCCTTCGTTGACGATGCGCGCCCACCAACCGTCGGCCAGCGTGGCGGCCGCCGTCAGCGTGAAGGTGAAGGTGCCGGAGGTCGCGGCGATGGATTTGGCGCGGTCGGCGGCGGCGACGGTGTAGTTCGCCGTCTTGGTCAGCCGGACCAGGCCGCCGATCTGCTTGACCGTCCAACTCTCGTTCGAGGTATTCGTGACGTTGACGGCCGGGATGGCCTTGCTGCCCAAGAAATCGCTGGTCGCCGACAGCGCACTCACCTTCGTATCTGCGGCCCACGCCGCACCAAAATGGAGGAGAACCCCGAGTCCGATACCAGCGAAAGCACTACGGTGCACTCGCCCCTGTTGGAGCGAAATTAGCAGCCACAGGCCAAACAAGATTATGGCGAAGTCGCCAGCCAGTTGGACGCCGAAGAGCAGATTCGCCATCTAGTGTTTTCTTCCTTCCTGCCTGGCACGCCTGTCGTGGGCTTTTCTGCAGGTTCGGCAATGTCGGCGGCCAGTACGCGGGTTCGTATAGAGATTCATCCCAGAAAGGTCGTGACCTTCCGGGCAACGCGTCTTCGCGACGTTGCGCGCGGCCTGGGTACCGGCACCGCGCAGCAGATTCTCGCGATAGGTCACCAGTTCCAAGTGACCCGGATTCACGCACCATCTATTGCGGCACAGATGATCAAGGCAAACGCGCGCGCTCCGCGGAGGCAGCGTCAGCGAATGATCTCTTTCGAACGCGAATCTATGTGCCAGCACGCGCTTTTTAATGCCGACATCATGGAACATTCCGTAGCCGGCGTTGGTGATTGGCCCGAGATATCGCCAGCATCCGTTGGCTTCATGTCGCACGCGCGTGTCAAAATCTGCCATTCAACTCTCCAACGCGATGCAGCCGCTGCCGTCTTCCAGCAGCAGTTTCGAGGTGCCGTCCACTTCCAGCACGAGGCACGACGCCGCGCCGGCCGCGACATTGCCGTGGCCGACGCCGAGCGTGCCGAGTTTGCCGGCGAGCGCCGCGCCGGAGATCGCGCATAGCGCGAAGCTCAGCAGCCAAGCGAATGCGCGCATCATGGGCCAGTGTATCCCGACAACACTACCGTCGCATTCACGGCCGCGCTCGTCGTCCAGCTCACCAGCGTGTTCGCCGTGATCTTGATCGGCGCCACGAAGCTCTTGGCGACGCCATCGCCTTTGCCGTTGCAGTAGTACTTGAACTTCATCGTCGTCGTGCCCTCCTCGATCGTCACGTCGTCGGCGGCGCTGCACGCGATGTAGATGTCGGTGATGTAGAGCGAGAGGCCGGCGCCGGGCGCCGCCTTCAGCGTGGTGTCCGTCACCGCGGACGACACCTCGGACGCGACGTGCCAGATGCGCGGCGGCGTCGGATGGGTATAGACCGCACCATCGCGGTCGACCGCGATATCGGTGGCATCCCCTTCGGCGGAGACCTCGGCCGAAGGCGCGGTATCGTCGGGCGTCTCGGCGCGGCCGCCCAGGAGCACGGGATTGCCGCTCACCGCCGCATCATGCGCGGCGTCGCCCTGGACCTCGGCGTTCAGCGACGACGCCGTGGCCTGCGCCGCGTTGACCGTGAAGGCCGTGTTGTCCGACGCGATCGTGACCCGCGGCGTGCTGGTGCCGGCGGTGCCGTTGCCCGTACCTTGCAGCACGCCTGCGAAGGTCGGCTGAATGGCTTGGGCGCCGTTGCGCAAGTGCCAGGAGGCGACCGCGTCGCCGTCGGCCGATACATCCGCCGGGGCTGCGGCGCTGGCCCGGCCGCCGTCGAGGAGCGGATTGGCCGTGACCGCCAGATCGCTGGCGACGTTGCCCTGCATGAAGGCGCCGCCAGCGGAATTGCCAGGGAAGCGGTCCCAGGTCGAGCCGTCGAAGACGTAGCCAAGGGCATTGACGCGCGGCGCCTGCGTGGCGTTGGTCAAGTTGTCGGCCGGCGTCTCCACCGTCGGCAGCTCGCTATCGACGGTCACGCTGTTGGTGATGGCGAGGACGCTGATCCGGCCGCTGGCGTCAACCGCCATGCGCTGGCCGCGGGTGGTGGCATCCTCGATCACCGCCACCTGGGCGCGCTTGCTGTCGATGCGTGCGGCGGCCACGTCGTTCTCAGTCAGGGCGGTGCCAGCGGCCTCATCGAAGATGAAGCCGGACGGGAGTACGCGAGAAGTTCCGTCCGTGAACCCCGCGTTGTCGACGAGCGAAGACGTGTCCTGTGTCGTGAAAGTGCCGGAGCCGCTGACGGTCACGGTGCCGTTGATGTTGACCGTCGGCCGGCCGCTGGCGTCGATATCCATGCGGTTGGCGTCGGTGCCGCCGACGATGCGGACCAGAAGTTTGCGGTCCAGCGTCATGCGGGGGATGCCGACATCGCCCTCGTCTACGCTATCGGTCGAGGCCTCATCGGCGAGCGCACCCATTGGCGCCACGGAATCGGTGGCAATCGTGAAGGCGGCGTCGTCGGCCTTGCTCGGGCCGCCAGCACTGCCAGCGACGACATTGACGCGCATGGCGTTGTTGGCATCGTCCATGGCGCTGTCGCCGACGGAGTCGCGCACCGTCGTTGGCAGCAAGCCGGAACGCAGAACCCAGAGATTGGTGTTATCGCCATCGGCCGAGACATCGGTCGGCACGGTTGCCTGCGCGCGCCCACTGATACGAATAGGCCTCTCGGTGACCGCTGCATCGTGTGCGTCAGCGGCCACTGAAACTCGCTGCACGCCGGCGCTGGATACTCCGGCTCCCTCCAGAATGATATTGCCGTTGATGAGCGAGGAATCCGTAAAGATGCGTCCCTTCACGTCAACAGCGATGGCCGCATAGTCGCCGTTCGCGTCCGTCGTTGAGTTGGCCGCCGCGTCATTCCTGACTGCGAGCGCAAGCGTGCCAACGGCTCCGCTTGAATGTCCGGCATCTTCGGCAAACTGCGTCCCGCCAGAACAACCAGTGATGCAGTTGATCCGCAGCGCATTGTTCGCGTCGTCCATCGCCGAGTCGCCAGTAGAGTCGCGGATGATCGTGTTCAGGGCGCCATTGCGGCTCAGCCAAAAATATGTGTCGTCGTCCTCGGCGCTCACCGCAGTCGGGATGGCCGTACTGCCGCGGCCTGCAACGGCGACGTTGAACCCCGTCAAAGCCGCATCGAAGGCATATTCGCCACGAACAACGACGGTCGGGCTGAAAGAGATGACATCGACCGGCAGCGGATTCGAAGAATTCACGACGCCGAGCGCATTTGTCCCCGTGTCGGTCTCGAACATCATCGCGGTGCCGGTGATACTCGCGTCGGTATCGCCTTCGGTATATTGCGCTCCACCGGAGCAGCCGGACAGGCAGGTAACGCTGAGACCAGCCGCAGACGTGCCCGGCAGCCGGTCCCACGTCGCGCCATCCCAGCCCATCATGAACGCTCCGACACCCGGCACAGTCGGGTTCGCGAAGTTGTCGGTCAGTGCCGCGGCGGCGGGAAGTTCTGTATCGGCGTCGACGTCGAGTTCGCGGTCGCTGCCGCACTTCACGGCCGCGATGCTATTGGCCGGGCTGCTGTCGGTCGCCTCGATGCAACCCATCGGCGTAATCTGGGTCGTCCCGAGGGTGAAGCCGCTTTCATCGGCTAGGGCGGTGCCGCCGCTGCCGGCGCCAGCGATGATATTGACGCGAAGGGCATTATTCGCGTCATCCATGGCGGAATCGCCGACCGAATCGCGCAAGGTAACGTGCAGGCTCCGTGCGGTCGTCATCCGCAGCGCGCCGGCATTGTTCTCGGTGACGGCGTCAGAACTGGTGTCGTCGACTTCGCCTGCGATCGGCGTCACGCGGGTGGCGTTCGGCGCGAAAGCCGAGTCGTCGATGATCGTCTGCGCCATGGCAGGGCCGGCCGCGAACCACAGAGCAGCCGTGATCAGGAGGGCGCGAAGGCGGATCACTCGAACTCCTCGAGATAGCTGAGAGAGGCGTTGTTGATGTCGGCAATGGCGTGGATGGCAGCGCGAGATTGGACCACGACGCTTGCTCCCGAAAGCGCCGGAAGGTAGGCGCCAGCCCCGACCGAAACGCCACCAGCGCCGAGGTAGACGTCGCCCTGCCCCGCGATGCCGCGATGCCAGAACGTGATGCGCCGGCGAGTATTGTTTGCTGCCACGATCTGACCGCCGCCGACTGTCGCATTCGCCGAGCCGTGGCCGATGAACTCTGTGCCCACATCGGTGACGACCTGAGCGCGTGTGCTATCGGTCTGCGTCTTGGTCGAGATTGGAACGGCGCCGCCGCCCGTACCTGGATCTTCGAGAACGCTGTCGAACGCCATGGCCTACTGCACCGCGTTTTTCTCAGGAGCGGCCGTCTTCGACTCGTCGGCGTAGGAGCCGGACTTGCGGCGCCCCTCCTCCATCTGCGCGCTCGTCAGCAGCTTGCCGTACATGGTCTCCCACGACATCGCCTGCTGCGGCTCGTCAGCCATGGCGCCGTAGTTCTTCTTGGAGCCGGCCACCTGCACCATTGCAGCCGCGAACAGCAGGTCGGGGTGGAAGGTCGAGAGGTAGGTAGTCTGCGAGCCGTCGCCTGGCGCTGCCACCGACAGCGAATCCGGCCGGAATGTCCCGGCGATCTCGACCTTGTAGGCGGCGTTTGGCGAAGGCGCCACGAGGGCCTGATTCGAACCGAGGTCGCACCAGAACCTGGGTAGGCCGGTTTGGCTGCGGTCCGGCCAGTAGTCGTTGATGAAGCTCTCAGTCTTACGATCGAGCGGGTTGCGCTTCGTGGTCGTGGCCACCGGCGTGAAAAACGTCAGCTCACGCACCACTAGCATCTCCGGCGGCGTGCCGAGGCGGCCGAGCACCGCCGCCAGCAGGCTGAACGTAGTCTGCGTGTACTTGCGCGAGACCAACATGTCGAGATCGCGCAGGATCCGCACCTCGGCATCGCCGAGCAGGTCCGGCCACAGCGCGTCAAACACGGTGTCGTTGGCGTTGATCTTCGCCTCGCCCTTCACCCGGGCGGTCAGGCTCGTGTAGGTGCTCATGCGTCGATGAACCCGCTGTCATCCGGCCGCGGCTCTTCCGCTGGCTCGGGGTCGGGCTTGAGGATGATCGTGCGCAATTGCTCGTTGGGCTCGTCGAGGCAGCCCGGGCAGTGCCGTCCACCGGTCGGCATGAGGCTGTCGCCCGCCCACTCCATCTGCGGCTTGAGTGCGCTCAGGTTGAAGTGGCCGCCGCAGCGGTCGCACTGGCCGATCGGCTCGGGATTGTTGGGATCGACCGTGAAATTCTCGCGGAAGCCGAGGTTCTCGGTCGCCATCAGGTCACCCGATAGCCGGAGAAGTCGGGCCGGATGATCGTCTTGACGCGCTGCTGATACTCGCTCTTGAAGTCGGCAAAGGCCTCGATCGCCTCCTGCTTCTTCTCGGCGAAGCGCTCAGGCGCCCACTTCTCGGCGAAACGCATCGCCAGCCAGGCGCACAGCGCGTCGAGGCCGAGTTCGGGGAGGTCGACGGTCTCAGCGGCCGTCGTAACGCTCTGCAGGCGTCGCAGCCGGTAGTAATTCAGCGTGGCAGCGGCGCCGGCGCGCAGCACGGGCCAGACGTAGATGATCGGCGACGTCTGCCGGTCGAAATAGAACTGCGTCGGCCGGTCGGATTCCTGAAGCTTGTCGGTCAGCGCGGCATAGGTCGAGCGGCTGATGGCCGTGATGATCAGATCGCGCGCCGGCGTGCCCGTGGTCACGTAGGCGTCGAGGACGGCAACCGTGCCCACCGGCGCCGGATAGTCGGGATCCGCCGCGGCGAGCGCCTGCATCTGCAGGTCGATCGCCCAGAGGTGGATACCCTTGGTCGCCCAGCGCTGCAGGATCAGGTTGACGGAGAAGCGGGCCGAGCGCGCGAGATCGCCAGGCATGCTGTCGCGCGCCTTGCCGATGCGCTCCCACGTCTCCGTGGCAAGGTCGGCGAACTCGGGGGCGAAGGTGAAGCTGCCGGACGTCGCCATCAGGCACCCAGATCAGGCGCCGTCGGCGGCCCGTCGATGTAACCGGAATCGGTCAGGTCGATCTCGACGTTCTTGTTCAGGATGCAGCCGTAGGCGAATGCCGGGATCAAGGCGCGCGGGATCCGGCCGCCAGCACGCTGACAGACGCTCCATCGTCCTTCGTTGTCCCAGACCACCATGACATGGCCGGCGATGCCGCCATTGCCATCGTCACCGCCATAGAGCCGATCCATCATGTGCGCATGCCGCATGAAGGCGGCGTTCTTCTGGTCGAAGCGCCGATTGAGCACCGTGACCTTCGGGCCGCCGTTCTTCATCTGCACCGACCGAAGTCGCGGGATGCTGGTCTTCACTTGGACCCCCGAAACCGGTTGATGCGTCCGCCGTGGGCGAAGCCATGGCTCGATCGTGGCGCCTCGGAGCGGCGCGCCTCGCTCAGCGCGATCGCTTCGGCCTGCTTGGCGGGTCGCCCTGCCGACTCCAGCTCGGCGATGTTCTCGCCGATGACCTCTTCCGAGCTACCCGGCTTTAGCGGCATCCTGGCCATCCTTGAGGGTCTTGTTCTCGAGCATGGCCGCTTCGAGCTTGGACTCGAGATCGGCGATCTTCGCGTGCGCGGCGGCGAACACGGATTCGGTCACGCGATCGGACAGCATGAGCCCGTAGGTGCCGTCGCCGACGAGGCAGACCGCGTCCTGCGGCACCAGCGGAAGTTCCCACTGCCATTCCACGATGTCGGTGCCGCCCTGCACGGCCGGCAGTCCGAACTGCACCAAGAGACGGCGGCCGCCCTGTTCGAGCATGATGCGGACGTAATCGCCGCTGGTGAGGCGGCGATAGGTGACCTGGTCCCACACCGTTCCGGCTGGGTCCGTGAACTGCTTGCCGGGGTCCGCGAGGTTTTGTTTAGCCATAGCCGAACACCAGGGTGCAACCGGCGATGACGGCGTGGATGCCGATGCGGAAGAGCACGCCGTCATCGGGGATATCGATGGTGAAGGCCACGGCGGCGGCGCCGAAAGTGACCGTCCCCATCTTGCCCTCGCCGCCGGTGCCATCCAGGAGCGAGAAGCTGCCGGCGCCCGTCGGGCAGACGATGATCTGGCGCAGATGCGTCGGCCCGACCGCTTGGGCAACCGCCGCCTTCTGCGCCAGGCCGGTGCCAGCGAGGGCGGCCGAGTAAAGTACTTGGCCCGCCATGGCTCAGAACCGATTCCGGCCGGCCATCACGTAGTCGACGGTCATGGCCTTGGCGGCGGCGGCGCCGTTCTGCAGCGCGAAGGACATCGTCAGGTCGACGGTGTCCGGGAAGTTGGTCAGAGCCTCGGTGTACCCCTTTACCACATCATCCTGACCGTAGTAGAGCCGCGCGGCCGAGGCATCGTAGTACCACTGCAGTTTCGTCTGCGTGGCGTTGACCAGCGCGGCGACCGCGGCGACCGCGGCGACGGAACCGGCCGCAGCCTTGAATATCGCGAGATCGACGCTGGCCGAGCCGTTGATCTTGTTGAAGTAGATGCCGTCGCTCACGGCGAAGGGCGTGCTGTCGAGCGCCTGCATGCCGACGACCAACAGGCTGTTCACGACATCGGATAGTTCCAGCTTGGCCTCGAAGAAGGCGTCGCGCTTCTTGTCGAGACGCAGATTGGCGACGGTGCGCTGGTACGCCACCGTGTCGCCGTTGGCACCGGCGTTGGTGATCAGCAGGCGGCCGCCGTCGCCGGCGGTCAGCACGTTGGTGCCGGCCCCGATCTTGGTGACCGTCCAGTCCGCGAGGGCCTGCTTGAGGAACTCCTCGAAGTCGACGATCGCGCGCGCGGGGTGCGGGAACGCCAGCTGCTTCATGGGATGGGCTTGCAGCAGGTTGGTGATGCCGTTGGGGAAATGGGTGGTCAAAGCAATCTCCTTTCAAGAGATCAGAGCTGGACGGTATGTCCAGCCCCACTTTGGGTTGCGATGGAAGTAGACAGGGAGGCGGCTGGCGCTTCTGCAAGAGAAACGCCAGCGCGCTTAAAGTATTCGGCAAGTCAATCAGGTCGGGAAGCTTGCGTATCCCGCTCGATAGTTGCGGAACCACAAGCTATAGCGCTCCTCGGCCGAAACTTTCAAAGACTTCGTATCGAAATCCGTGATCATGTCGGTCTCCATGGGATCACGCTGCGTGTACGTGAACCCTTCCGGGCAGTCCGTCTTGAGGAACCACGCCTTGGTCGACGACAGGAAATCCATGACGAGATAGCTGTCACGGATCGACCGCAGTTGCCGCAGGGCGTTGGGGTCGTTCTCGGCGGTGCCCGGCCGGAGCTGGGCGTTCATCAGGCGTTGCGCCACGTACTTGAGTTCGGTCGGCACACCGAGGCGCACGATGTTGGCCAGGTAGCGAAGTCCGCGGGCGTCCTTGAAGCGACGCACGCCGATGTCGCCGGCCTCGAGCGCGGCCTCGCTCAGCTCGACGTCGACCGCAGGACGGTTGGCGTTCGTGCCGGTATCGTGCGGATGCGCGGTGCTGAAGAGGGCAACACCATCGCCGCCGGTCGTGGCGTCATACACCGTGCCGTTGTTGAGGATGTTCGCGGCGGTGATCTCCTTGAACTGCCGGAAAGACCGCTTGAGCGACTCCGCCGTCGGGTTGAACTCCGACTTGTAGAGATTGTCGCGGATGGCCCACTTCGTGATGACGAAGCCGAGGGCCACACCCTGGTGGATGACGTTGTAGCTGATGCCGGAGCCGGCGCCGGAATCGTAGTGGATGGAGCCGGCTTCGGTCTTGAGCTGCGCCAGGCCGAACAGTTTCTTTTCCGTGGCCTTCTCGAAGTTCTTGTCCGAGTCGGGGCCGCGGTCGAACCATTGCGTCCACTGGTCCACGAGATCGGGATAGTCCCCGAAGACGCTGTAGAGGCCGGGCAGCAGGAAGTCCTTGATTGCTGCGAGATTGTGCATTGTCCAGGACCTCTCTTACAGACCGGTCGTCGAAGCCGCGTCGGCGCCGTTGAGGGCGACGATGATGCGGTTGTTCGCCGAGAGGTTGTCGTTGTCGACCGCCAGCTGCTGCTCCCAGATGCGGAGCGGCAGGGTCGCGGTGACGGCGACGGTTGCGTTGTCCAACACCTCGTCGCTCTGGCCGTCGAGGGTGCTGCCCGCGGTGGCCACAATGTCGGCGTTGGCACCCAGGTCGGCGAAGGCGGTCGGGCCGGCGCTGGACATGATCTCGAACAGGAGTTCGGGATCGGTGATGACCTGGGCGATGGGGTCGCCAGACGCCGGCGCGGACGCCGGGTAGTGCTTGCTGTAGACCCATCGGGCGGCGGTCAGGTCGTAGTAGCGACACCCCCAGAACACGCCGAGGCGGATAGCGTCGCCGGCGGCGGAGCGCTGGATGTAGCCGGTCGCCGCCTGCTTCACGAGATCGCCGCGGAAGATGGCGGTCGCGAAGGCGTTGACGATCTTCCGTTCGGTGAGGGGGCCGCCACTCCAGGGCGCGCCATCTCTGCGCTTTAGCGGGCGCAGTCCGAACGGAGCATTGGGATTTGCCATTTCAGTCTTCCTCTGACTCGAGGATTGTCGTCAGAGGGTCGTGGGCGGGCCTGGCCTAGGTGAAGTCCTCGTCTTCGCCGAACGGCTGTCCGGTCGGTACGGGCTTCGCTGGCGGGACCCTCTCCGGACCCTCGACCGTCCGACTCACTCCCGGCTGCGTGCGGGGGAAGTTCTTCGGGTCTTCGGATTCGCCGAGTGCGGCCTCCTTGGCGGCCGTGAGCTCGGCGGTCTGGTTGTGGAAATACGTCTCGACCGCCTGGCAGATACCCTCCTGGCGCTCCATCAGCACCAGCCCGTCGACCTCGATGAAGTCGGTTTTGGGCATGAGCACTTCGAGATTGCCGAGATTGCGATCGTGCCAGCGGTTGGCAGGAACGACCGACCAGCCCTCACGCTGTAGCTTCGTGAGGTTGGAGCGGTCGGGTTGGCCCATGACGAACGCCCGCTTCCACTCCAGGCGATACCCCCTGCGCTTCACGTGTTCGGGGACATCGAAGCGGTCGTCGGACGGGTTGAACGGCAGGATTGCCGGGTTGGCGGCGGCCGTGTCCGGTCGCGGCGGGTTCTGTGGCTTTGACGTGCGTGCCATGGCGGCGCGCGCGGGTTGCGTGCTCATGCGAGCCCTTTCTGTTTCAGTTCACGCAGCATCTTCGAGTGCTGGTCGGCCGTGATCTGGCCGGCGCCCCGCATCTTGCCGAGCGCGTAGGCCTCGTCGGTCATCCGCATGGCGCGCGCATGCTGGCGCTCCTCTGTGGACAGTTCGACGCTGACCGGGCCGCCGGCCGGGGGTTTGTTCCCCATCGAGCCGCGGGTCGGCGGCGTGGCGGTGCCGCCGTTGGGTTTCGCCGGCGCGGGATCGGCCGGCGGGTCCTCTTCGGGATCGCCGGTGTCTTCCTTGATGCCGGCATCGACGAGGCGTTGGTCGAGTGCCTGAAAGAACTCGTCCGTCCTCGGGTCGAGGCCCTCGGCGATGAGACGGTTGTTGAGAGCAACCGCCACCGCCCGGGTGCTCGGGTCGTTCATGATGTCCTCGTTGTCCTTGACCCAGGTCTGCGACTTGGGATTGAGAACAGTTGTCCAGCGGCCATCCGGATCGTCGCCGCCACGGCGGCGATCGGGGTCATTGGCTGACGCGGCGGCGGCTGCCTTGCGGCGAGCGACCGCGGCATCGAGCCGCGCATGTTCCGGCGCCCACTTCGCGAGGTTGGCTTGCGCCTCGACCTGCTTCGTGACGTCGCCGGCCTCGATCGCGGCTTGGAGATCGGCCTTGGCCTTCTCGAACTCGGCCTTGGCGTGGCTGAAGGCCGCCTCATCGGCGACCGTGCTGGAGGCAGCTAGACGGGTCTCGAGCTGAGCGATCTTGTCGAGCGCGCCGTCCAGGTGCCGGGTGGCCTCATGGCGCGCCCAATCGGCTTCGCGGATGCGTTGCTTCAGATGCGCGGGGAGTCGGTCGGGGACTTCCTTTTCGCGGCGGAACCGACCGCTGGCCGGCGACGTCGTGGTCCGTCTGTCCTTGTCGCCACCGTTCCGGGCAGCGGGTGTATCGGCAACCTTGGGAGGCTCGCCGGGAGTGGCGGAGAGTGTGACGGTAACGGGTCGCACCTCCGCGTCCTGCGTTTGCAGGTTCGGTTCGTTGGGCACGGGCTTTTTCTCCGTGGGTTAAGCGAGCGCGAGGGCTCGGGTCAGTAATCCCCGGTAGGTCGCAGAGATTTGGCAGCGCTGTTCGGGGATGTTCTGCAGCGTTGCCAGGCGGGCCGACAGGTCCTTCTTGGCCAAGAGGCGGACCATGTCGGTCATTTCGGCGTCAGCCAGAGGCTTTCGCTCGATTTGCTCACGCGCGTAGCCGCGCGCGAGAAATTCGTCGACCGAGGTAATCACTGCGTCGGTTGGGCGCTCGCGTCAGCAGAGGCGGCCGCCGGCGCGTCAGCCAGTGCGCTGGTTGCAGCCGGGGCGTCGGCGGGTGCGCTGGAAGCCGCGGCCGTTGCGGCAGCAGCCGGTGCCGCCGGTGCATCTACGGAATCGGACTGCGCAATCGGCGCGGGATTGGCGCTGGTGCCAGCAGGGCCGGGATCGGCCGCAGCAGGCTCGGCGGGATTCATCGCTGCCTGTAACTCGTCGATCTTCGCGTTGAGCGTGGCGATGCTGCTGGCCGCCGTCTCGAGGAGGTTCGCCTGCTGCAGGTTCTCGGCCTGGACGCTGGCGTTCTCCGCCGTCAAACCGTCGATGGTCGCCTGCATGACGGAGATGCGCTCATTGAGCGACGTTGCATTCGCGGCCATCTCCGCGAGCGTCTGCGTCTGCGCAGAGATCCCGGCGCTCTGAGCGTCCAGCTGTGCCTGCAGGTCCGAGGCATGCGCCGCGGCGCCGCCCTTCTTCACGATGTCGAACATCTCCTGCACATCGGTGTACGCGACGGTGATGCCCTGCTCGATCTGAGCTTTCACCGCATCGAAGTTCTTCATGGGCGGCCTCTCAAGGGTTGGGGTTGGGGGTCAATACACGGTGTCGGGTGCGTCGATGACCATCTGCACATCGGCGTCCTCGATGATACGGCAGGGGACGCCGTTCCAGGCGATCATGCGGCCCGACTGCGGCGTGATCACGATCCAGTCGCCTACCTGGCAGTACGGTTCGGCGAAATCCCGCCGGCTGTCGTTGCGATAGGCCTCGGCGCCGACCATGACGACGAAGTGCGCCTTGCCCTGCCAGATGTCCTCATCGCGGGTCTTGTCGGGCAGGTAGAGGGTGTGACCGCCCTTCACCGTCATCTGGTCCGGCCGGACATAGCTCGCGGCGAAGATGCGACCGCCGCAGACCTTGCGCGGCAGCCGGCCCAGCATCTGGAGCAATTGCTGAGCCGGATCGACGTCGTGCTTCATCGCGTTCATCGGCGTCGCAGCTCGGGCAACAAGTGCCATGGCTCAGGTCTCCTGCTTTGGTTGGGGCCTCGCGGGATCGACAAGGGCCTTGCGCTGGGCGTTGAGAATCGCCTGCGCCTGCCGCAATCCCCTGATGAAGCCGGTGTTGTGCTTGTACTCTGCGAAATCCTTCGCGGCGCCCTCGGTCAGCGGGCCCGCGTAGCTGACGATCTCCTTGGCGATCGCCGCCGATGCGTTGTTGTAAAGCGCATCGAGCAGCTTCATTTTTTCGGCCGCCTGCTGGCGCCATGGGCGCGTGCGGCCGCAGTCCGGGCCTGCGCTTCCTTCGCTCTCGCGTTGATCTCGGCGACCGTCTCCTTGCTGGCGAGTTCGCGCAGCTTGATGCGCTGGTCGATGCGGTGAAGGCCGCGGTCCTGCGCCGCCGCCTCCATCTCGGCGTAGTGCTTCTGGAGCGCCGCCCGCGCCTCAGCGAGCTGCACCCGGTTGTCGATCTCGGCGTTGCGGGCATCGGCCGCAATCTTCGCCGCCTTCACTTGGTTCTCCATCATCTTGACCATGTGCTCGTCGGCGCCGAAGGGACCGACGGCCATCTGCGCCATCTCCGCGTGGAGATCTCGCGTGAAGCTGGCGATCTCGCGCGACAGCAGCTGCTCCACCTGCGGCGGCAACGGCTGGCCCGGAGGAGGCAGCGGCATGCCGATCATGGATTCGACCAGTTGGCGGTAGTGCATGGCGAAGTGCTCGACGACGTGCGCCGCCAGCATCGGCACCATCTGGGGTGCCGCCTGTGCCGCCGGGCTCATCAGGATCGGCAGGTGCGAGGCGATGTGCGACTGGTGATCCTGGTGGATGTCGACCTTGAGCGGCATGCCCTGCATGACCGCGATGTTTTCCGAGGCCGGATCCATCGGCATCGCCTGCGGCGGGTCGGGATTGATCAGGTCGTCGATGTCGCCGAAGCCCATGATCGACATACGCCGCCGCAACGTGGCTTTCCGGTTGAGCTCGGCCGGATACTCCTGCTGCAGCCGGCCCAGCGCATCGGCGCGCACCATCCGCTGGACATGACTCGGCATGTTGGGATCGGATGCCGGGATGATGTTGACGAGTTTGAAATCCTCGCCCGTCGCCTCGCCGACCCAGCCGTCGTCGGTTTCGAAGCCCCATACCGCCTGCGGATTGCGGGCGAACTCGTCTTTCAGAAGCCGGAATTCGAGCGCCTGGCTGCGGTGCGCGCGCTTGTGCACCGCGCTGGTGATTTTCATCGCCTGCTCGATCAGGGCAAGCGTGGTGCCGACCGGCGCATCCTGCCGGCCCTCGCCGATTTGAAGCTCGGCCGTGCCGCCGACGCGCTCGCCGGCGCCGACCACCATCTGCAACATCTGCGCCAGCATGGCCGACGGCTCACGGAACGGCAGTTCCATGACGACTTCCCTGATCGGCCGGCCGCCGGTCTTGATGCGGCGCCCCTCGCCCGGCGCCACGCGGATGGTGTTATCGCCCTTCTCGTCCTCGACGACGTCATCCTGCAGCCATGCCGGGAAGTTTCTGAACTGGCCGGCGTCGATCAGCTCGCGGAGCATCTGCGTCGCCGCGACTTCGGGATTGCCGATGATGTGGATCAGGCCCAGCGAGTAGAAGCCGGGGCCGGGGACGTAGTCGTATTTGACGTACATCTGCTTCGGCCGGACCATCGGGTCGCCTTCGCGCCAGAAGCGCTGCACTCGCAGGATGCGCCGGCTGTTGAGATCGGTGGTGACCAGCCAGGTCAGAGGCAGGTCGCTGTTCTCGCCGCGAATCTTGTGCTCGAAGCCTGGCAGGTCCTTCTCGCAGATGGTCTCGAACAGGGTGTGGCGGTCGTCTCTTCCGGAGACCCAGAGCGTCTTGCGACCTTCGATCTCGGCGAGCGCGGTGGCGATCGGGCTCATCAACTCGGTCGGGCGCTGGAGCGAAACTTTGCGGAAGAACTGGAGCAGCTGCAGTCGCCTGAGATCGCTCGTGCGCATGTGGATGCGGTTGGTGACGCGCTGGGCGGTCTCGATCGACGATGCGTTCATGTTCACGATGACGTCGTCGGGCAAGAGGAAGGCCGACACCGGGCGCCCCAACAGCGGGCAAGTGTAGACCTTCTTGAAGGTCGTCCCGATCGCCGCTTTGTGGAACAGCATGCGGTCGAAATCGGGGTAATACTCGCTGGCGGTCTGCGTGAGGAAGAAGTTGAAGGCCTCGCGCACGCGCTCCGCGGCGTCATCGAGCTGTTGCGTCGACTTGCCGATCACCCGCGTTTTCGCCGGCCCCTCGGCCGGCAGCAGTTCGCCGTAGGCGGTGGCCTGATAGCGAAGGATTGCCTCGAGCAGCATCGGATGGCGCGCGGCCGACGCACCCTCGAACGGATGGCTCTGCGTCTCCTCGATCTTGAGGCCGAGTACTTTGAGGCCCTTGACGTAGTCGGTCTCCCAATCCTTCCGGCTCTGCAGATCGGTATTTATGCCTTCGAGCAGCTCGGCCGCCCACTGGTCAAGAACTTGGTCGGGCAGCGCCTCGGCGACGTTGGCGTTGTGGCCGTTGACGTCGACGTCGGGTCCGGTCTGCTGCTGGCCGCCGAAGCTGACCGTGGCGCCGCCGTCGCCGCGTTCGGTGACCATCGGCGTCGCCGGCGGGGCCAGCGCGATCGTGATGGGCGCCAGACCGGCGGCATCGAGGCCGTTCCGCTGGCGTAGCGGGTCATCGTAGGTGAGGCGGTCGGGGGCGACGGCCAATTCGGTTGGGACCTCCTAGTCCACGGCGTAAAGGGGTTTCGGCGGCGGCTTCGGCCGCAGTTTGTCGAGATAGCGCTGGTCGACCTCGTCGGGCGGCATGATGTAGCCGTTGCGGCGCATCCAGATGAGCGCCTGCGTCACGGTGTCGACGCGATCCTTGATCCTGATCGCGGGAAATCCGCCGCAGTCCTCGATGACCGGGCCGGCCCAGGCTCGATCGAGCGCCCAGACCACGCCGAGCCGATCGACCGGCGCCTTGCCCGGCACCGCGTGACCGTTGGCCTTGATGACGGTGTCCTTGCCGGGGCTGAATATCCCCTGGCAGGCATAGGCGCGGTTGATCTTGTCGCCGTATCGCTTCGGATCGAAGACGATGATCTGGCGCTCTTTGACGCGGCGCTGCAGCTCCTGCTGCACCGAGATTCCGTTGGCCTTGTTCTCGATCAGGATCGTCATCGGCCGGAAGCGCCGGATCAGGTCGTGGAGATGGTCGACGAGCTCGGGCTGTTCGAGACGGTCGCACCAGGCGTACATCAGCAGCGCCTGCGGCTGGCGCGTCTCCTGGTCGCGGAAGCGGCCCCACAACGTGGCAGCCGAGCAGTCATTAGCTTCCTTTTCGGTGTAGGCGGTGTCGATCGACAGCAGCCGGAAATCGGTCGCCGGGGGCTTGCGGTCCGGCCAGATGCGCCACCAATGTACTTTGAGGATGCCGCCTCCCCGCGGCACGGGGCGCTGTTGCAGCTGCCCGGCGCGGACGAAGTCGGTTTCCATGTCGTCCTTGAGCTTCTGCGCCTTCTCCGGCGTGAACATCTCGGGCCAGAGAATATCGCCGGGCTCGCGGCGCCAATCCTTTCGACAGCGGTTCGGATGGTCCGGCTCGTACTCGAACGGCAGACAGATGTGCCGGAAACCGCGCTTGATCAGGTACGCCGACAGGTCGTCGGTGTGCAGGCGCTGCATGATGACGACGCGTCCACCGGAGCCGGGCGGCCGCATGCGTGACGACCAGACATCGCGCCACCAGTCCTGCACGCCCTGGCGCGCCAGTAGACTGTGGATCTTCACCGCGTTATGCGGATCGTCGCAGGCAAGATGATTGGCTCCGAATCCGGTGCCGGCGCCGCCGATCGAGGCGATGGCGCGCGTCCCGGTGGCGGTGTTCTCGAAGCTGTCCTTCTCGTTCTGGTCGAGCGAGAGACTGACCTTGTGGCCCCAGCGCTCTTGAAACCATTCGCTTTCGATCAGCCGCCGGCACTTCCGGCTGTCGCGCTCGCTCAGGTTGTCCGAGTATGACGAAAACAGGAAGCGGCGGAACGGATTCCAGGTCCACTCCCAGGCCGGCCAGAAGACGCACAAGAGCAGGGAGTTGTGTGTAACCACGTTCGTGCGGCCGACGACGTACAGGCCGTCAGGACGGTCAACGCTCAGACAGTGGCCGATCTCCGGCGTAGTGGACTTACGCACAGCGACGATGGCCCGCTTCCGACGCGCCCAGTCGAACCGATCGATCTGCTTGCGCGGGGTCGCGGTCGGGATCGGGCGATCAACTTGGAAGCCAATTTGATAGACCCTCTTGTCGCTCGTGTACGCGCCGTACCCAGGAGCATCGGTAACCATGGTGTACGCCCGGAACCCGAGCGAGAAGACCAAGCGTTCGATCTGTCCCGCCAGTCGAGTGTCGCATGTCGAGATGCGAACGCGCCCACGCCGTCGATCCACATGGCCGTCCGTATCGACCAGGCCGGCCAGGAGTTCCAGGCGTTGATCTTCGGATGCCGTCACGTAGGCATCGGGAATGTGTTTGTTGTCGAACAGATCCAGATCACGCAGGCGCTCAACGACACCTTGCCTGGTGAAACAGGATCGCTGTGAGAATCCGCTGCCGTCGCTAACTGTTTCCACACGATACCCCAGCGCACCGAGCTTCTCGATGTGGGCGTCGTCGCGGACGTCGTGTGTGATGCAAGGCTTGGTTGACGTCCCATCGCCAAGCCAGCAGCCGAGAAAATATGGATGCAGCGGCAACTCTTTGGCGTCGAATCTCAGAGAATGCGTGTCGGGGATGAAGAACCGATTGCGGCCCCGCTCAACCGCCATGCCTGCCAGCGTGGTCGTATCCAGCGTCTTCCACTGTCTCGCCCACCGATCAAAGACCGTCCACAAATGATCGCCGTTGCACTTGATCGTCTCGCCATTGCTGAACTCGACTTCATGGTCGGCCAACGCCTTTGACGAAACCGCACGGACACGTGTGGGCATCCCGTCCGGGCCGAAGACGAAATCTCCTGCCCGGATGTCGCCATGCCGGCGATACCCGGACGGCGTCGCGATCGGCGTACTGTCGGCGATCAGCTTCATGTGTCCCGGCGGGATGTTGAGCAGCAGGTCGGCGGTCTCGCCCCTGCTGACCATCTCCAATTCTTCGCAGATCAGCCGGATGTGCCGACCGTCTACGTACTCCTGTCCCGGCTCGACGACGTGCCAGCCATCGCGAACGAAGCGGTAGAGGCTTCGCTCGCAGGCCTCACGCTGTTCCGCCAGGCGGAGATGCGAGAAGAGCTGCGATACTTCTTTCGTCCACTCCGGCGGTACGGAATCGGGCGGCAAGCTCTGCTCTGGTCTCATCTGCGGTCAGTCGGGCGAAATCGCCGGGGGCGCCGATCTCGTGCTTGTGCACGGCCACGCCGACGCCGACGTCGCGGCCGAGGATTTCCAGGTTCTTGCGCGCCTCGGCCCAATTGCGCGGGCGGCTGTCGATCACCCCCCCCTTGCCATCGAGGATGTCGATGAACTCGGCGGCGTGCTCGTAGAGGCGCCGGAAGCCGGTGACGACGTAGGCGCGGTCGATGAGCGCCTTCTCGGCAGCCTTCGCCCGCCGGCGCGCGACCTCATGGGCGATCTTGGCCGATTGGAAGAACAGCGAGGCCTGATTCCGGGCCGTCTTCTGCGTCTGGCCCTTCCAGAAGCCGGCCATCGAGTAGGCGTCCACCTTGGTGGCGCCGCTGAGGTAGTGATTGACGGCGGTCTCCTCCATGACGGTGAAGGGAGCCTCCGGGGTCCGAATCTTTGGCACGGGCAATCTCCGTGGGTTGAGAGCGGCGCTAAGACCGCTGGGCAATGCGTCTAGGTTATCTTTGCTTGAGCGCCCGCAGCATGGCCGCGCGCCGCGCTCTGCGAGCGGCCGTTGCAGCCGCGCCGGTCGCCGCCCGCTCCATCCTCGTGGTCACATCGAAGCCTGGACACTCGATGATCGACTCCTCCTCGATCAGATAGGCTGGCAGTCCACATTTCGCGCAGTGACGCGCGGCATCCAATGAGTGCTGGTGTTTCTGCATAACGTGCGGCCTCCAGGTTATGAGCCTGGCGTCGGGCGCGCACATCGCCGGCGTCAAAGCTTGCGCCCGTTGGTCGGCAGGATCAGGGACGAGGCCGGCCCAGGCTGCACCACGATAGACACCGGGATTTGCTTCTCGGGGTCGCGCTTGTGTTTACCGCACCAGTTGTCCGGCGGCACGTCGGGGAAGAAGCTGAACGGCATCGGCTCGATCTGGCTCGACACTTGGTTCGCCACGTGCATCAGTTGCCCCTTGATGGGCTCGGCGTGGCACGCGCCGAGCTCGGGGCGCTTCGGCAGGTGCTCGTAGAATTCGCAGGTCGCGCACATGGCGCGGTCGCCCATGCTGTCTTTCATGGGTATGGCTTCTGCAGGCTGAAGCTGGGGAACGCGGTGCGCGGTGTGGACCAAGCGGTGCGCTTGCCAACCGGGCGGCGAACGGGCGGGAACATACGCGGCATTCGGTCCTCCTGTCAATAGGTGGGGGTTTGGAGCTTCTCCACCTGCAACGGGTCGTAGGCTTCGGTGTGGTCGGTTCCGAACATCTGGACGTGCGTGACGTTGACCGTTCCATCGGAACCGATCGATTCCACGACCGAGCGGCAGCCGGTCATCTCCTCGAAGCGCGCCCACTTGCCCGTCGTGCGCACACGATCGCCTTGCTTGAACTGCGCAGCCAGACCGACCGACGTCAGGTCAGGCGGCGATTCGAACAGCCCTGCATCGGGGTCGATCGGCACCGGCTCCTCGACAATGCCGGTCTTCGGATCGATGCGGACCGACTTGGCCCAGTCTAGCCAATTGCACTCCGGGCACAGCTTCTTGCGATGTACGATGCAGCGGTCCCCGCACGCACAGTAGCCGAGCGCCGGCAGGTAGTGCGGATCGGTCTCGGACCACAGCACTTCGGCCACGTAGCGGGTTTTCTTGATGCGGGCGACGTCATCGGCGATGCGCTTCCGGCTGCTGGCGTCAACCGCCACGAAGATCCAGGGCGGGAAGTAGCCGCGTTTCACGGTAATCGGCTTGCGAGGCCGGCTGTTGCCCATCCGCGGCCGCGCCCAAACGTCGCGGTAGTGCATCCAGTAGGTTTTGAATCCCGCCTGTTGCAGATGGGCCAGCGCCGCCGGCTCCCCGCCACCGGAGCGGCCACCCATGAACCAGGGCAGGCTCTCTGCCTCGACCACAACCCAGCGCTGGCTCAGGGACGCCACCGGTACAGACCGAAACGAACGGCCGCATAATTGGTGGCCAGATTGACGACTCCGGTCCTGACGGCACCGTCGATACCGTCTATGACATAGCCGACGATCACGGAGATACCGGCCGTCACCATGATCAGCCAGAACAGTTGGCGCCCGCTCACGGCTGTTTCGGCTCCTCCGCCGGCGCCTCGTTCTGGCTTTTGGGCTTCTCCTCGACGCACCCCGCCACCTGGTAGCGCGAGAACACGTAGTCCTCGGGCTTGGTGCCGGCGGGGATCGGCAAGGGATTATCCCAATTACGCCTGAGCAGCGTCACCCGCATTTCCTCGCAGGCGGGCCTGTCGGCAAACGCGATGGTCTGGGCGGGCTTGGTCTCGACCGAGCCGTCGCCGTGGTAGAGGAGGGCGACGAAGGTTAGGATGATATTCATGGTCGGCTCCTTGGAGATTCGATATCAGCGGCGCGACGGCAGAGATAGCTGCGGAGCGGAGCGTTTACGTCCGACCCGCGATGTGCCGGTACTCGGCCGGCGGGATATCGTAACCCCACGCGACAGCATTTAGCGGCGTGGTCACGGTACTGGGAACGCGAAGGAAATATTTCTTCAAACTGCCATCCGCCTCGGGCGTCCCGTTCGTCACCTCGACGATCTGCACAGCCACGTCCCCGGCCCGTTCCTTCCGCCAGAGGATGCCGAACTCGTCTTCGCCCATCTTCACGGCCCCTCCATCCATGAGCCAGCGCTTGACCCCATAACGTTCGATCAACACGCGGCGGACCTCGACGTTGACCTCGCAATCGATCTGTGTGGCCGTGATGGTGTTGGGCTTCTCGATGACGAGCTGAGGCACTTGGGTGCCGCGCCAGAACCAGTAGCGGGAGTAATTGGGCCAGCTGACGGCGGGTCCATCTTCGGCGTGAAGGCGCTCGCCGAGGATCTTCATGACTGGCCTCTCGACTGCGATGACCTCGCACTTGGTCACCCACAAAATCCACAGTCCGGCCTCGTAGGCACTGACAAACGGCAACCAGATGCCGACCCAGCGGGTCAGGGCGGGATGATTTGTGGGAAGGGCGCTCTCCGCGGCGCTCCACGCGGCGCTCTCCGCGGCGTTCCACGCGGCGCTCTCCGCGGCGCTCCTCGCGGCGCTCCACGCGGCGCTCCACGCGCCGCTCCACGCGGCGCTCCTCGCGGCGCTCCACGCGGCGCTCCTCGCGGCGCTCTCCGCG